ACCGATAATTGTTTTTCTTATAATTTCATGGTAAAAATAAGTACCTAACATTATACATCTCCAAAGGGATTAGATTCACTGAAGTCTAAAAGTGCATCAGCAGCAGTTTCAAATTCTTCATTCATATTGTATTCAGATCCTGCAGCATGATCACTTAAGTCATCATCATATGAAAGCACTTGGTATCTTGCAGACGATGCAGTACCAGTTATAAACTCTCCTGCTCTGAAATCACCAGTATTTATTGTAATTTGTAGTTCTCTAGTAACTTCGTTCCAACTTTGTACATATGCTTCAGTGCCAGAATCAGATCCGACCACTCTTTCATTTAGGTGATAAGTTCCTAATCCTACACTTAGAGGAGAACTAACTGTAACAGTTGGAATGCCCTCGTATCCAGAACCTGCATTAGTTAAGAATATGCTAGAAAGAACAGATCCTTGTATTATTCCTACAGCAGTTGCTTGTACTTGACCCGTTTTAATACCTACAGTTCCTGTAGTTCCTATTCCAACATCTGATGGATGTTGTATAGTTATAATAGGTGCAGAAACATAATTAGAACCTGGTTGTGAAATTCTAATAGATCCAATACCTGTGTTAGTCAATGTAGCAGTTGCAGCAGCACCCACACCTGGCGTTCCAAATCCTATTGTAGGTGGTTCAACATATGCAAAACCAGGATTGGTAATTGCAACAAAATCTATTGCATTGAGTAGACCTTTTTGAGTTGTAATAGCAACTGCCTGACCCATAGCATCTGATACACCTGCAGGTGATGGACTTACAACAATGCTTGGTGGAGTTGTATATCCAGATCCATCATCATTTAATGTAATTTTCTGTAATGCTCCTGACGGTGCAAATGTATCTACAGCTATTTGTGCTGTAGAACCAATACCTGCAAGAACAACTGTTGTTATATTTCCTTCTTCACTCAATCTAGTATCAATTTGAGCAACATTAGTGTCAATAATTTCGTCTTGTAACTGGAAGAGTTCACACTGCAATTCGTAAGTATAATTTTTACCTAACTGGAAGAAAGGCATTTCATGTTCTACATGTTTTATTTCAAATAATCTTTCTCCTAATGGGAAGAATATAAGATCTCCTTCTTTAGGTCTAGTTCCAAATAATATGTCACCATCTTGATCACCTTGTAAGTTGGTAGAGTTAAATTGAAATGGTGCTATAAAATCTTCAAACCTTTCTCTAGATATTGTTAGTGTAATTTCGTTCTGTAAATTTATACCAAACTTAGTCATTATATCACTACCTTTTGCATATCCTTCGTAGTTGTTTAGATATGCTTCCATCAAATAATTATCATTAAATTTAGATGACTGAACCTCACCTAATATATCATCAGTTGCTATTAATTTTCTAGGAATATAATATACATCTATTCCAAACATCTTCAAATGCTCGTCTACCAGAGACTGTACCAATCTCTGTTCTTCGGGTGAACCGTGTTGGAAAAAAGGTGAAACAGGCATATCAACCAATCATGTCAAGAACAGGAACTTCGTAAGTAGATAGCATGTTTGCTTCGAGTTCTCTTAACTCTAAATCACCATCTTCATAAATTTGTCTGCCATTTAACTCAGTCCCGCCAGGTAGTTTTACTCCTTGGTATTTTATGAGGTTTTGTCCCCATTGTTTTTTAGTTTTTGCAACAACATATCTTTTTAAAAATGAGTCGTTATATACTCCTATGTTATTTGCAGGATCCATAATTCTGTAACACTCTATCAATACAAAATGACTTACTGTTGCAGATGCCCAATCAATATCAAGATATAATTTATTATTTCTTTTATTAAATCTAATTTGTGTAGATGTAGTCAATAAGAAATTGATATCTTCTAGATATGTTTTAGTCATTGAATAATTTAGTAGACCATCATAACCCATATTGAAAGCAATATCATTTAAGAACAATTGATATTTTAAATTAAACATACCATTACTAAGTCCACTACTATCAAAGTTCATGACCTTTTCTATACCTAATATTGAATCAGGAACTGTCAAGTAATTTGAGTTCTCTTCAAAATCTCCAGATGTAGTTGTTGTAGTTGTAATACCTAATGTATTAGTACCACCTCTAGCTCTACCTCTTTTAATATCATCTTCTGTTAATTTATATTTTAACAGTACTTTTTCTACACCATCAAAATGTCTCTCATAAAAATATTGTAGAGAGTCATCTAGTAAATCATCAAACTGCTCATCAGCAACATTGACCTCTAATACAGGAGCACCAAGTTGTCTAAAAACATAGTCTTGTAATGTTACTCTACTACTAGGTTTTGCCATTAGAAGAAGCCTCCATCAATTGAATTAGTCCACTGTGGAACACCTGATGCATTTGTTGTCATAACATATGCAGAAGTAGTTAGGAATCCTACAGTGCTTGCAGAACTAACTAATCTACCATCATCTTCAAAGTATGCCATACCGTTAGGACCACTATATCCTATACCAGTGCTTCCACCTTGATCAGAACGATAGTATAATCCTTGTTTAAATGTTGCATATCCAACGATATGAACATTGTCTTGAATTGTAACTTGACCTACTGCAGAATCTAATACTAACTCACCACTATTAGTTGTTATCTTAGTAGTAGAACTACCTGCACCGATCAGAAGGTCAGATATTGTACTGACACCAGTTACGATCAAGTTATTTAGAGTAGATATTCCAGAGATGTTTATATTTCTACCATCTATCTCATCATATACAACATCACCAACAACATTTAAGTTACCTGCAACAAATACATCTTGGGAGAATGTTGCTATACCAGTAACAGTCATAGCACCACCAACTCTAATGTCAGATGCGACATTTAAATCGGTTATGATACCAGATTGTGATTTTAGATTTGTTATTGCAAAATCAGTTGCTAAACCTGCTGTTATTTTGGCATCAAGAATATCTGCATCAGCGAGATCTATAGCATTTGCAGTTACAACACCTGCTGTTGCTGTAATAGAAGTTCCGATTGAAACTTCTCCTTTATAAACACCATTGTCTATGAATGATGCAATACCAAGTAACTCTGTACCAGATGCTCTGATAACTACTCTGTCTCCAATACCAGATGCAGCAGGATCTGCATACATTAGTTTTAGAGTCTTATCATCAGCAGTTAAGAAGTCACTATTACCTGCAGCAGTTTGAACGCTGAAGTAATCACTTCTTACTTGTACTCTACCATAAGTCGCATTACCATTAGCATGTTGTAATATTGTATTACCTCTGTTATTGAAGGCATCAGTATCTTGATGGTAAATTTTAAAGTCTGTATTATCACCAATTCTTACCTCAACATTATCAGGTATATCTGTGTGACTATTAAGACCAACAGGAGAGTTGATTGTTAATGAACCATTTCCTATTGTTTGACCAACTGTGAAGTTAGTAACAATACCAGTATTAATCTTAGCATCAACAGCATCGAGTGCAGAAGCATCAATCGTTGTGATTGTTGCTGCAGTACCAACGATGTCTGTAATAATACCAGATGTTATCTTAACAGTTTTAAGATCAGCAGTCTCTGTATCAAAAGTTGTGATAGTAGCAACACCTGCTACATTTAATTGATCTAATTCTGCATGTCCATCTACATCTAAGTCACCGTTCACATCTAGAGTAACAACAGTCGTAACTCCAGTAACATTGATATTTTCAAATCTAGCAGTGTCTAGAACATCTAATCTGTCTCTAGGTGTAGCAGTTGCAATACCAACTTTTTGATTGGCATCAAGACGCATACCTTCAACATTATCAGTATTAAATCTGATAGTGCCATCAGCACCAGAATCATCCAGAGCAATAGAAGTATCATTCTTTTGGAACGCATCTAACTGAATAACTGTAGCAGTTAAGATACCTAAGATGTTTACATCACCAGTAATATTAATATCTCCAGAACCAGCTGGGTCAATGTTAATATCTCCCGAAGTAGATTCTATATTATTTCCTGCTATCTGGATGTTACCAAATGTACCACTGTTAGGTGTAATCTGACTGCTATTTGAACCATCAGTAATCGTTAGATTAGATAGTGCCTGTAGACTTGTTACTTGTTGTGAGAATGATACTGTACCATTTTCTTGATCAACAAAGAATGCTTCGCCAACTCTGAAATCTCCTTTCTGGTCAATACTTACATAAGATACATCACCGTTGTTTGACTCAGTAACTTCGTTTGCTTGTATTGCTAAGTTAGGATCATTACTAATGTCTCCACCTGCACCAACCATATTAAAGTTAATTGCAAATAGACGCAATGTAACACCATCACCATCAGCGATAATACCTTTCTGACCGTACTCAACTGCACAACTAACAGAACGCATGTCAGCACCAAACTGACTATAATCTGCTAGAATTACCTTAGTAGCAGTTCCAATTCCACCACCTGCTTGTGTGATACGAACATCTTGATTACGAATTACATCGTCACTAGTAGTCTTAATACCACTAGTACCATCAAAGTGTAGGAGTAGTTTTGTATCTTTATCTCCTGTTGGAGCAGAAGTAGGAGCAGTGAAGTTTGATGTATACTTAGCAACATCTTTTTCAATTCTTACCTCATCAATCCAACCTGTTACATTATTGCTTGCACCGTCAAAGTCTGCACCAAATACAATACCCTTAGATGAACCATAATCGGTAGTATCAGAAAACTTAATACCTCTTTGTGTACCATCAACGAATAATCTTGTGTCTGTGCCCTCTCTTGCTATTGCATAATGCTTCCAGACTCCAGTAGCAATACCTGCACCAGATCCAGTAATAGCAGTAGTTGTACCAACTCTTAGATCAACCTCACCTGCAGCACGGAATGCAAGACTTAGACCTTCAGCATCAGTGCCACTGTCTCTTAAGTCAAATAGAGTTGCACTAGAAAGACCAGTTGTATTAGCATATGCCCAGAATTCAATTGTGAAGTCTGTGTTTGTACCAAATCCAAGATCACCACTAGAAGGAACACTAATAGAATCGTTACTACCATCTAATTTAAGTGATGAAGTACCAAACTTTTTAACAGTAGTATCTAACTGAGCATCATCATTAAATGTTACTGATTTGGCAGTCCTAGCATTAAGAACTTCAAATCCAAGTTGCTTACCAGTTACACCTAAGTAAGTTCCATCATAAGATGCAACAACAGCACTACCTAATGAAGTGGTTCCATCAGTATCAAACAGAGTAATTGTATTACCAACACCAACAGTTGTGATACCTGTCAATCTTAATCTAGTCTGACCTGCAGAGTGTATACCTAATGTTCCAGATACACCTTTGATCGCTTCTGATGCAAAGTAAGTAAAGCAATTGATATATTCACAACGAGAACCGTTGGTTAATACAACACCTTTACTGTTAGGTACGATAAATGTAACCTCGTTGAACAGCATCGCTGCCTCAAGCGATCCTGATGCTACCTCAGAACCATCTAAGTATGCACCACCACCAGAAAGATATGATGATGGATTAGAATCAGCAGAAGCATAACCATATGGATCAGATGAAGTAACATTACTACCTTTGTTGAATACAGTTACTCGCTGTACATAAGGTGATCTGCTAGTAAGTGCAATACCTGGTGCATACTTGAAAGCATAACCTTCATTTGCTGATGTATTGAAGAACATATCAGCAATGGTAATATCTTCAATAACAGATCTGTCATTAAGTAAGAAAGCATCCTTTTGCTTAGTAGCATTAGTAGGAATAATTTTAGTAGCACGAAGACCTGCACCTCTGATTGTTAAACCAGCTGGAACAGTAAGTGGGAATGTTTCTTGATAAACACCTGCAGAAATGCTTAGAACATCATTAACACCAATATTTGTGATCTGTGATAGAGCATATCCAATTGTTCTAAATGGTCTTTCTGCTGTTCTACCACGAGATGCATCACCGTCATCAACACCATTTGTAGATACAAACCATGTATCTAACTTAGCATTGATTGTTGCAATACCAATCTGAGCAGGTTCTTTCCATACAACTTGTCCTGCAGCATTAGTGCTCAACATATGTTGAGTATTAACACCAACGACTCCTGTAGAGTCATAAAGAGAAGTTATGTATCCTGCATTAATCTTAGCAGTTAAAGCATCTAAATCTGTAACATCAATCGTTGTGATTGAAGCAGCAGTACCAACTATGTCAGTGACTGCTAATCCTGTAATATTTGTATCCTTAGCATCTAATGTTTCTACATCAAGAGTTGTTATTGTACCGTAAGTACCTACCAATGATGTGACAACACCTGCTGTTATCTTAGCATTAAGAATATCGCCATTACTTACATCTAAAGTAGCGATTGTTGCAGCAGTACCAACTATGTCTGTTACTGCAACTCCAGTAATGCTTATGCTTGAAGCATCAAGAGTTTCTACATCAAGAGTTGTAATCGTTGCATATGTACCAACGAGTGATGTTATTATACCTGCAGTAATTTTAGCATTAACTATGTCACCTTCTGTTGCAGAAATCGTTGTTATTGTTGCAGCAGTGCCGACAATATCTGTAACTGCTAATCCTGTAATATTAACATCTTTAGCATCTAATGTTTCTATATCAACCGTTGAGACAGTTGCGTAAGTGCCTACTAGAGATGTTACTACACCTGCAGTAATTTTAGCATTTACGATATCTCCTTCTGTTGCAGAAATCGTTGTTATTGTAGCAGCAGTACCAACAATATCGGTGACTGCTAATCCTGTAATATTGACATCTTTAGCATCTAATGTTTCTACATCAAGAGTTCCAATCGTTGCATATGTACCAACTTGTGAATCAACACTTAAATCATCAATATAAGCAACACCGTTAATGTAGATATCTTTCCATTGTTGACTAGGACTACCAATGTTATAGGTATCGTCATCATCAGGAATGAAACTTGAATCAATATCAGCATTAAATACAATATTATCTGATACAGAATCACCAAGACCAATTGTACCACCTTTGAATGTTACATTACCAACGAATGTTGATGCACCACCAACTCTGAAATCTTTTTCTACATCTAGACTATTGTTTAAGTCAACAAACTGAGTTACAGTGAGTCCACCACCAATGGTTACATCAGAAGATGCATCCAGAGTTGTAACAATACCAGAACCTATTGTAGCAGTTACAATATCAGCAGTGTTGAAATCAACTGTCGTAATTGTTGCTGCAGTACCAACTATGTCGGTAATGATACCTGCTGTAATTTTAACATCCTTAAGATCTGCAGTTTCAGTATCAAATACTGATATGGTTGCAGCAGTACCAACAATATCTGTAATGATACCTGCTGTAATTTTAACATCCTTAAGATCTGCAGTTTCGGTGTCAAATACTGATATAGTTGCAGCAGTACCAACTATGTCGGTAACAGCAACTCCAGTAATGTTTATATTTTCAGCATCTAATGTTTCTACATCTAAAGTTGTTATAGTTGCATAAGTACCAACCAAAGAAGTAATAATACCTGCAGTAACATATGCTGCCTCTACACCAAGATCATTGACATCAATTTGAGGAATTGTAGCAACTCCAGATACACTAACATCACCATTTACTGCGAGTAAAGCGTCAGGTGTGGTAGTTCCTATACCAACCCAGCCAACATTATTACCTGAGATCCATTTTGTATCTCCAGAACCAATTATTAATTGAGTATCTTCTGTTGTTTGTGCAACATCTTGATTTAAACCAATAATTACATTACCACTACCAGAGTTATACTTACCTGCAGATTGTCCTATGGCAATGTTATCATTACCTAAAACATTGTATAGTGAGTAAGCACCAATAGCAATGTTATTACTTTGATCAGTTGATATACCTGCTCCCCATAATGCCTCACGACCTAAACCAATATTCTGTAAATGATTTTCTTTACCACTTGTAGTTGTGATACCTGCATTTACGATTAAGAATCCATAAGTTCCACTTAATCCTATGCTACCACTTGACAAGTAAATAGCATCATTAGTATCTGTAAGTAATGCAAAGTCATCAGTTCCTTTAATCGTAAAAGGTCCTGCTTTAGTTTTATCTAAGTGTCCGTTACTTGCACCACCAATAGTAAATGTTAAGTTGCCACTAACAGCAGTATTAACAATACTTAAGTCACTAAGAGCTTCAACTGCAATAGCAAACATACCACCAGATATGTCAGTTATACTTGCAGCTGCTATACTACCATATGCTCTATAATTGTAAGGATCATTTGGTAAAGTACTACCATTTGAGAACTGAATAGTTGTAGCCTCACCTGTCTCACCATATTCAATAATTGTTTGAGATCCTAAGTCTTGACCTGCTTTGTCTCCTAAGAAAATATTATATGAACCTTCTGCTCCTTGTCCTGCAAAGTTACCTACAAATAAGTTTGATTCTGCTTGTGTCTTACCACCTTTTTGGAAAGCACTATGTCCAATAGCAATATTTCTTTTTGTAAGAGTTGATATACCTGCTTCTGAACCTGCAAAGTTACCAATAAAGAACCCTTGACGATCGTTACCATCTGTTTCTAGTACACCTGCTTCTCTACCAATTCTAATTAACTGAGTTCTAAAGTCATAGTTGTTCTCAATCGTAGATATGCCAGTAACTGTTAAGTTTCTAACTGTAGCAGCATGACTTACATTGACTTGTTCAAACTGTGCTGATGTAGCGTTCCAATCTAAAAATGTACCACCAACACCTGATAGTGCAGTAACAACACCAACTCCCGCAGTAGAAACTTCTACATCTAATGAACTTGTTATTCCAAGTGTAGCAATAGTAGCAACACCTGTGATATTAATATTTCTACCAGTTACTTCATCATATACTAAATCACCAGTAACATTTAAGTCACCAGAAACACTCAAATCTCCAGAAACAGTTGCTGCAGCTCCTACTAGTAAATCTGTTGCAACAGTCCAACTTGATACCTTAGCATCAGAGTTAAGAATAACTGCTTTGTTGGCAACTGGTTTACCAAAATCTGCAGGGTTATCTGCTATTACCTGTGTATAATATTCACCACCGATCGGTATTGGTGCTTCAGTGTTACCACTTGGATCACCAATGTATAATTTCTTATATGATTTACCTGCACCTACATTGGCAACATCGTATGTATAGATTAATTCACCAAAGGAGACACCAGTTCCAACGGGTGCTGCGGTTGGTGGCGATGTTCCCTGCGTTCTTTTTATCAGTATGGTTGCAGACATTAGTATTCCCCTCCATCAATAGTTACAGATGGTAGATTTGTTTGTGCTACAAATTTGGCAGACGCTGAGTCATAAACTAGGAAACTACCGTTACCTAGATTATTAGCGTTTACATCAGAGAGTAAAACTAGTTTACCTCCTCCACCGCCTCCTAATGCTCCACTAGCAATTACCTTTACTTGGCTGCCAGTACCAACTCTTAATGATGGCATTACCTTGTTACCCCTGCTCGAACAGTGACCATTCCTTCAACGACTCTTACCTTTTGTGTACCGTCATTCAAGACAACATCATACAGGTAACGACCAGGTTTTATGTCGGTTGTTATAGTGCTTGCCATAGAGATTTTTATTTCACCCTCCAATGGACTAGATACCGTCGATGCAAAGGCAACATAACTTGTTGCACCTGCCCATTTACGCAGTTGTGATGATGCTGTGAATCCTGCTAGATTTAAGACTGTTTGATTATCATTATCACCAAGAGCAAATAAATGCTCAAAATCACAGCCCGATTCTATCTGCAGGTTAGAGACATATACTGCCATCTTTTATGCCGACTATTATCCTATAAGGTATTTAGCTTCCTTAACTCCAATACTAACTCTTGCAACTGAGATTTAACTTCAGATAGGTTTTTATCTATACGATCTATATCATTTCTGATGATTTCCAAGTCATTTAGATCGCTAAAATTACTTTTTACAGCATCATCACCATAATGGTATCTCAAAAACTCTTGTTTTGGATCTCTCATAATTTTTCAACTAATAATTTAAGCATTTCTTTCATCTCACCAATATCCTTTTTCATATTATCAATTTCCTCTCGTTCTTTTCTTTTCTTTCCTTTCATTTGCATGTATGTATTATAACTGGAGTTGTCGTCATTGACAATAGCTCCAGTTTTTTCATCTCTATAAAGATGATCATGTCCTTGTACAGGGATCATGCTAATGCAAGTGCCCTGACATTTTTAAGAATTGGAACTCTTGCAGTATCCGTACCATTCATTACAACCTTAATTATGAATCCAGTAAAGGGTTCTAACTCATTGACAGTAAATTGATACTCAACAAATTTCTCTGATGATGCGATAAATTTATCTGCACGACCATCGTTTTCGTTAGGATCAATAGCAGTGTCTCCAAAACCATCTCCTGTAGTGTCAATATTATTTTTGTAACCTGGGAAGAGAACAAACTTTTGATCTTCTTCACTGACATCAGGTCTAACCAAACTATACAATACCCTAAAGTCTGAATCTTGAGGTCTGTAAGCATCAACTATAACCTTTAATGATGTTGCAGGATTCTTAATACTAATTGTTTTTGACATGTAGTATGAAGTATGTGGATCACCTGTTAAACGATTAACTCTACTGTCATGTGCATAGTTATCATCTTCGATCGGTTTATTGATTCTATTTGATGTAAACTTAAATGCAGCTGTATCTAAACAAACCATTGGAGAACTGAAAGTATTTCCATTGTTTGATATGGACATTCTAGCAGTAATTGATTTGTTTCTAAACATGTTAGTCAACTTGTTATTCTCGTTAACTTCAGAAGCAACCAATCTTGTGTTTGGTAATTTAGTTTCTTTGTTGATAAGAATATCTTCAAATCCTTGGTCTGCAAATGAAACTTCATTTCCATCTACGCTAGTACCACTGACTGTTCTAATAGTCATGTCTACTTCATCAAAATCACTAGGTGTAAACACATCAATTAGAGGTGTTATATGATCATACATTATATTTCTAGTTGAGTGAACATGTTCTCCACCAACAAACGCATCACTATTAAATGATAGTTGTGGTTGAGATACACCAGAAATGTCAACAGATCTTCCTTCTCTATCAATCTTGATTAAGAAAGTATCCATGCTTCTTTCTAATGCCTGTACATCATGTGTCTTATTAATTTTATTTAATGCAACACCAGATACCTCATACTTTTGTATGGATGAACCTTGAGCATGATTGATAGATTGAGTATTGTCTATTCCTCTAACAATTCCACTTAAAGTGTTTATTCCAACAGAAGTGTAAGAAATAATTTCACTGTTTATTATAGCATATCCTGTATTTGCTGCACTAACGAGGACTCCCTCAAATACATCAAATCCAGTACTATCTCCAATCGCAATAGCACTCGTAGTAGAGTTGACTATTGTAGATGTGACAGTTGGTAAAGTGTCAGGAGTTGCTCCTGAGATGATAACTTTGTTATCTGAACTATACATGCCATGATTAAAACAACCAACCCTAGCATACTCACCAGTAAACTTACTACCAGTGGCATCATATGTTATTACATCTAGACCACTATCAACGACAGTTCCTGCACTGTGATTGTATGTTATACTATTTCCTACAGTAAATTCTTCTGCTTGAATATTTGTAAGGAATAGGGTATCTAATCCACCAAGAGAAGCAATACCAAGTCTACAACCAGAACCAGAACCACTCATATCAGCAGTTACAATTCCAACTACATCTCCTATTTGATATCCAGAACCAGTTGCAGATACAGCAACACCTGTAATAGGTGATGCACCTGTACCAACAACCACAGAATGAAGTGTTAAACCTGCACCTTTTCCTGTTATCGGATAAGTATTTACAAAAGCATTAGGTGTTCCATAATTAGAACCAAATGAGTTAATACCAAGTATTCCATCTGCTCCAATACCTTCTACAGGTCCTCCAGTAGACTCAATTATAGCAGATCTATAAGTTGCAGAAGCATCTCCAATTGTTCTACCAACTGTAAATACAGTTCCAATAAGTCCTGCAGTCGTTGTAGTTGTAATACCTAAAGTTGCTTTCTTAGGAAGTGTATGTATTGGATTATTATTTAATACAGGTAACGATCCATTATTTCCTCTTAGTGGAGGATTCTGGAGAGTTATGATAGCATCATCAGTAGAAAACTCTGCTCTATAAAGTTTGAAACACATGTCTTCAAACTGACATGGAGTCCATGTAGATGAGTTCTGTGACTTGAATATAGAACCAACTGAGAATTGATTACTATAAACATTTCCTGCAACTGCAGGTAAATCCTGTGCATTAATAGCAGTCTGACCCATCTCTGCTGTAAACACCTCATATGTGTTGAAAGGTGATCCTACAACAAAACAGTATTCTGTATCAGGTTCTAAGTATATTGGACTTGGGAATTTGATGTTAGTTGCAACTGAAGCATCTGAAGACACGAATGCCTCATCTGCTGTTAAGTCAACTCTAGCATCAGGAGATACCAATTGTTCTGTTGGTAATCCTATCTGCATTGTCCTTATTTCTACCCACCAAGGCACGGTTGGATCGGAGACATCAGCGAAGAATACATCAACTGATGTTACATATGCTCCTTCTTCACCCACTCTGAATGATTGTGCCAAGGGATCTCTTCCACCTCTCCTTCCTCTTCTTCCTCTATTACGCCCTCTTCTCCTTATTCTTCTTCTCCAACGGTTTCTTCTTCTTCTTCTATTGTTTCTATCCTCTTGTTGGACACCTCTGTTTATAACTGTAGTTTGTCTTATGATAACAGGTGCAGGAGGTGGTGGAGGTGGTGGAGCAGTTCTATTGGTAAATGTAATAGTTACATCTCTTTGTATTGTTGTAGTTTCTAATGTTGTTACACTTACATCAGTTTGTATAATTCTTGTAGTTCCTCTTGCAGAGAATACAGCAGTTGCATCTGATACTGATGTTCCACCTCTAATACCTTCTTCATTATTCTCTTCAGTAGTAACTTTAACTTCCCTTTCACCTGATCTTATTTTTGCAAGTGGTTCTGGTGTTGAATATGGATCTCTAATCCACATAGCAGCAATAAGGTCACCAAATGTGTCTGAGTTTAATGTTAGATCTTTAATTGTTGCCTGTGCTCCACTAGTCTGTCCTGCTATGACAGTTCCTATAGGAAGATAACCAAAGAAGTCTCCTTGTGCTGCTTGAGCAAGTGAAGCAGTATCAATATTAATTGCAGTAGAACCTTGTGAGTATGCTGTAGGTAATGTTTCGTTTATATCTAAAGGGTTAGCATCATATGTTTTTGTAGGTGCAGCGAAAGGTCCTTTCTTATGATCTGGTCTACAAAGTCTGAAACGATATGTTTCACCATTGACTAATGCAGTAATTGTTTCTCCAACAGTAAAAGCACCGACAACATTATCAATACCTATAACTTTAGGAACGACATCTACATTAGACATCTCATCAAAGAATTGATAATATCTAGAGTTAGGTCTTAATCCACTTGCTTTATATTCTATATTTCTTGATCTTATGAAAGGATCAAATGTTTCACTTTCTATAAAAGTATTTTCTGATGTAATATCATCTCTTTCAACTTTTTGAACTCTATCTACAGATCTCAACGCTAATGCATCTTCACCAAATCCACCATTAATTTCTGTTAAACTAACTCTAGTATCAACATTTTGTCTTCTGATAGTTTTATTTTTTGTTACTCCTGCTGTGTTTACAGTATTAATCCAGTTGTCACTTGTAGGATTTAACTTTAGTGTACCTGTATAATCATGCACTAAGAATGGGTTTAAGTTTTCTACTCTAGTAGCAAAGGTCTGTTCGACCATTGTTGTCTCAGTATATTTAAGACTAACCATTCTACCAGTCTTTACAGCATTCTCATCTAATAGAGCATAATCTGTCTCAGTATCTAATGTCTCAGGAGGAACTTCTGAAGATGGAACTACTGCTGCATCTATAGAATTAAAATCTTTTAATGGCATTAAAAGACCTTTTTTAATATCAACATCAACAGGTGAAGCAGGATCAACTAAATCTCTACTCTTAAATGAATCTGCAAAAAATCCACTCTTGAATCTATCCAGTCCATCAGCATCTTTAATTTGCAAATTCTCAATTTTTTGTTCTAAGAAAGATAATGTTGTAACATTTTCTAGATGCTGTACTCTATCTTCAATTACACCAATGTCACGCATTGTGTATCTACGATTATCAATTAAATATACTTGTACATCTTCAACATCAAATGTATATGGTGGCCATACAATAGTTGCTATTGTCATACCATCTACATCATCAGCAGGTGCTTTAGGAATTTCTTTATCTACTCCTATAACCAATTGCATGCCTTGACCAGGTTTAAGTATTAACTTGTCTATTCTGGCAAGATAATTTTTAAACTTAAATTTAGAAGATTCGTTTGGTGTTACTTTTCTTGCACTGGAAAGAATACTGCTTCTATGGAAGGGAGAGAATGGACCCCATATTTGAGATGCAGGATCATATGTATCAACTCTAGGTCTAAAATCAAGTGTATCAGTTGCTCTTGTTTGAGACAATCCTATATCGGGAACATCTTTTGAAAATCTTTCTGGATCATAACTAGCAACAGTAAATACATCTCCAGTATCTGTAGATGGTATATCATACTTATCAAATATAACTGTAATTTGTTTTGTAGGAATATAGTTATCATTAAGTCTTACTATAGAAGAATATCCATAATACTGTTCTTTTTGACCTTTATCTAAAACATATTCATTTGTTATATTTTTAAACTTACCATTGATAACATTTTGTAGAACTGCAGTAGAGTTAGATTCACTAAATGTTAAATTTTCAAGAAGATTGAATTTATCAACAGTTTGATATACGATACTAATATTACTATTACCAACATCAACTTCTGTTATTCTTGCAACAGCATTAGATGTTTCACCTATTATATTTTCACCTACTATCGCATTTTGGAAAATAGGATCAGTTGATGTAAATGCCAACTTATCAAATATTGGAGCATTTGCATCCAGTGATTCGTAAACACAAACAACATTTACTACATCAGGACAATTTAAAGATATATCCGCATCTTGCACTCTTAAACCATATAATGCTGATTCTGTTAATCCATCATTAAGACCAATGTTAACAGCATTACCAGTTGCAGCATTAGAAGATCTTGTTATATTAACTGACTGACTTTTCTTAAATTCTTTTACTTTACTTCTTATATTACTCTTGATAACAGTTACATCAACCTTTATACTAGTCTCACTAAATTGTAAGTTATTGATTGTTAATGTGTCACTTGTTATGACAACTTGAGAATCGTCTATTATTGCAATTGTTCCATCACTATAAGTTACCTTATATCTTTCTTGATCAAATGCTGCAAAAGTAACATCATTAAGACTTAGTGCACTAGTATTTACAACTAAAACTCCATTAGCATCTGTGGATTCAGAAGTGACTTGATCACTTAATAATAGTTCTGCTTCAGTAAGATCTACTTCACCGATATTGCTTTTAGGAAATGGAAGATATAAACCAGAATTATTTTCAGAAGTTAATTGTTGTTGACCTAAGAATATCGCACCTGTATATGTACTAGATGGTAAACCTCCTAGAAATATATTTGCTACTCCTGTCGTTGCAGCTAGTTTCATGTTAGTACCATCTGCATTAACTTCAGTAACAACATTTCGTTGAGGTAAAGTTTCACCAGCTACGGTATATGTTATAATTTGATTGGGTTTAAATATTTCAAATGTTTTGCCAGGACATGTGACAGTTCCATTAGTGGCAATTTGTACAAGATCAGTCTTATCAAATCCTAGAGGTAATACATTGAATAATTTTTTCTTAGAGTAGAAAGTATTACCAGTATCTCCTATATTCTCTACATCATTAATATCATATCTTACTACTTTTTGTATTGATCTCTGTAAGTTATAATCATTAGTAAATATAAGTTGTTCTCCGTCTAAAAATCTACCAGACACACCCTCTACTGTTATTGTACTACTGGCAGTTCCTGCTGCAACACTAATACCTCTAGCACCACTCTCAGCACCTTCAACAGTAATTGATCTTGGCCATGTAACATATTCATTTAATTGGAGATCATTGCGTAATTGTACATCAAATAAATGTAAATCAAACTCAGTTGATTTATCCTTATACTTTGAATCTGACAATGCAAAATTATATACCTTTGCAGTTCCAACAATAGAACTACTAATACCACTTCGTAAATTAACACTATCTCCTTGTATAGGAGCACCCTTGACATCTTGTACTATTAGTTTATTACCTAATCTAAATGTGAAAGATTCTTCGATAAATTCATCTTGCAACAATCTTGCTTTAGGACAATCAATAATTTCTCCCTGTGTGGAATATTCATAACCTTTTACATATGCAGTACCTGGTGATATTTTTATAGCAGTTAATTCTTCTTCTGGTTCTCTTCCCTCTCTTGTGGTTTCGTTCTCGAAATAAACACCACCACTTCCTTGACGATCATTTAAACTTTCTTGAACATCAACTATAAATGGTTTTAGTGCATAGTCCCCAGACTCATCATGTGTTCTTTTTGCAAGATAGTCTAAAATTATATTGTATTGAGAATTATTATTATTTTCCTTTTCAATAGTTCCTTCTCTGACTCTAACAACTTCTATAAAATCAGTATCATCAAAATCAGTTATTGGTTTTTTGCTAAGAATTAATTCTATTTTTAATCTATCAGCACCTGGTGCAGCAAAGTTGGAAAATCCTTTCGCATTATCATATAAACTGGTATCTTCTTTTGCAGCAATCTCTGATTCAACAACTTGCAAACCTACTCTATATGTGCTATCATTTGTATATTGATCTAATATAAGTGTTTGTTCGTTAACTCTAACAAAAGTACCTCTTACAAAGTAAACACCACTTGCTATACTAGCTGCTGATCCTGTTAAAGATGCATCTACAGCAATAGTTGATGCTATTGAAGATCCTATATTTAATGTTGTGTTACCATAAGTTACTGAATCTTGTAGTATAAGTAATTCAGAATTACTAAAGAGATCGAAAGCTCCACTGGGACCTGGTGAAATATATTTTACAAATATTGTTGGATTGTTATTAGTAGATATGGATGAGGTTATACAGTTTACTACTTTTGCTACTACACCAGAAGTTTGACCTTTTATTTTTTTACCTTTAAGTGCACTCAAATATACTTCAACATCAGTTCCTAAGTGAGTTCCATCTAATTGAACTGCAAAATATTCTGGATCAAAAGTAATACCGCCAGGTACTACAACAGATCCTTCTTTAAATATATGACTACCAAACTGTTCAACCTGATTTTGCAGAATAGACTGCATGGTTGTAAGTTCACGAGCCTGTACTGGAAAACCTGGTTTAAAAAGAACTCTATGAAAATTCTTGGTTCTGTCAAAGTCGTCGTAATAAGGACTTATGTTTAGATTGGTCTGTTGTGGCATCTTTTTAGAACTCTAATACGATTTTAATGTCTTCTTTTTGACGCTCATTTCTTGTAATAGAGGGTCTGTTGTCAAGATAAATTAAATCTCCACTGCGTTTATTTATCTCAGCATCGGCAAGTCCATTTGTAAACTGAACTCCTAAGTCAACAGTCTTACCTGCAGGGGTTACAGTGGATATGCCACTAAAGGTTGTATCTACATTAACACTAAATGCGGTACTGGTAACAGCATTTGCAGTTGATGTAAATTCTAAGACTGGAGTTTGATTAGCAACATCTGCACTATCAGTCGGATCATACTTATTTGTAAATGATAATGTTCTATCTTGGAAATACTTAATTACCTGAGTATCAAGATCATAAGATGCAACATAACCTCTAGCAGTTCCTACACCAGTTATATTTTGTTCTATAACTGTGCCAATACCAAGAGACTGTGAAGTGTCTCCAGTAAATTTAATAGATTTTAGTGCAGAAAATTCTGATGTTTGTAGGAAGGTAGTTCCAGAAGCACCAACTGCTTGAGGATTTCTAACTAATCCAACCTGACCAAATATTGTATCAGGTACAAAATCATAAGAAGATGCATCAAATCTAGTGTATATCAAAACCTTATCAGTTCCCAATTCTTTATAAGCATTAAATCCATGCCCTAAAGTTGGTGGTATTATGGGACTTAGTTTGGCGAACCTACCATTAGTCGAAACAGTACTATTAATAGAAGATAAATCAACACGGCCATAACTATAACCTTGCCCTCCTTGCGTTACTTGTGCTTGAATAATCTCACCTGTTGTATTAGTTAAGATTCTTACTTTTCCTCCAGTACCATCGCCTAGTATATCAACTTCTATAGGACTAGAAAGAAAATTATATCCTCTACCAGGATCATCTATAGATACAACCTTTATCTGGTTATTGTTGACAGTTGAATCTCCATTATCTCTAACAACTTTCACATCTGCATTAGTAGTTGTTTCCCAATCATTAGGAACAGCAACATATTCAGTAGAATCAAATTTTACAATGTCCGCAGGAGGAACTGTAAACATATATTTCCAAAGGTAACCATCACCACTTACACCTGCAGAGGATGGTTCTAGGTCTGTAAAACCTGGTTCATCTAATGATGCACTAGCAATTGTAGTTATACCTGCAGATCCATTATTAATACAAACATAGACTCTGTAGTCTTTGTTCATAACATAATAACTTGATGAATATAATCTACTAGAGTTGGAAACCAAAGAACGGTTAGTTGTGCTATAATCATGACGGTACATGTCATATGATGTACCTTTTGTCCAATTTACTTTTCTAATTAATCTTCTTACATCGCCAGGAAATATCTTTCTTCCAAATAACATAGTATCATACACATGATTATTATAATTGATACTATCGACAGGTGATGGTGGTTGAACAGTAGTACTATTCCAAGTATCTGTTCTTCCGAATCCCGATACTGTAGGATTTGCTAATCCAAGAAAAGCATAGTAAGAGTTATCCCCACTCGTAACATCATCCATGAAGTTATTAGCGTTGATAATCCTAAATTGATCGGTTATAATTGCTGCCATTGCAATATTCTATAAAAAGAGTCTTACTATTTTGATATTTATAAGGTTTTATCGAGTGCTCCAGTATTACGCAACCCAATATTCATACGCTTGGCGGTTGGCCATTCGTCTAGGTCTGGATTATAATTCAAACCTTTAACAGAGATGTTAAGAGGATATGCTACACTTCTCAATGCGGAAGAGAATCTTCCCCATGTTAACCTTGCTGCAGGATGTAGTGTTGAACCAACACCTACAAGTCCACTTACATCAGTTCCAGAGTGTATATTGCATGTAGCAACACCAGTTCTAGAACTACCATCCCAAGATATAGCAGAGACATAGTATATATTGTCCACATCAAAGGTGCTGACACCGACTATATCGGAATCATGACTATCAATACTGGTAATCACACCCGCAACAGGTTGTAATCCAGATCCATAAACTTGAATTGGATAACCTGCTTCTAAATCTTGTACATAAGAAGCATTAAATTCATTAACTAGATTGTTAGTATCTAATTGTAATACAAGACCAAGATCAGTTCCAATACCTGCTGATGTTGTAATACCAGTAATTAAACCAGTATATCCTTTAACATCAGTATTTAATGGATCAATGTCACCCCAAACTTCATAGTTGACACCTGCCTGTGCAGTAGTTCCAAATCCTACATTAGAGGCATGTACAAATAAACTAAACGAATCTGCTAAGTTACCATCAATATCTCTAAAGCGTTCTGTGTGATTAGTAAACAAGAATGTATCAGTAGAAGCAATAGATGCTAGTACATTACAAATAGGTGTTATTTGTGCTTCATATTGATCCCTTGCTTTAGAAATTAATCCACCACCATATTCAATGTCTTGTTTTTGTTTAGTCCATCTTAGAGGTTTAAATTCATTATTATTAACACCACTACCTTGATAGAATGGTGTCTCAACAATAGATGCTGTTGCAATTCTTTGAATTACTCTTTCATCCCTTTGTGCAAAGTTAGTTGTATCTTTAGCAACATTGTTTCTTTCAATTTCTGCACTCTTGAATAATTCTATTACATCACCTTCTTTGACAGTTTCATTAACATCAAATATGAAACTATCTTGACCAACTGTTCCTCTGTAGAAGAATATAAACACATCATCTTCATCTGTTGGTGCAGAGTCAAATGATATGGATGTTCCACCTTCAAACTCATAGTTTATGCCAGGTTCTTGAAGTACACCATTTACAAATATTAGTAGAACAGAATCTAATTCTATAAGTCTAGATTGTGGATCATCAAGATCTTTTTCAAAACTAACTAACTGGTTCTGATAATAAAGTGGGAATCTCTTGTCTCTTCCATTTTGGAATGGTTTGATATTATCAATGTAATCTAACTGTCCAAACTGCCACGCAGAAATATCATCATTAAAGATATTAGAGACTGTTATTTCAAACGGTAAGAAGTCATCACCTGCAGTAGGATCAGTTGATAATCCAGCTAATGTAAATTTATCACCAATCTTGAATCCATAACCAGGTTTGCTAAACTCCCATTTAGAAACTTCAAATAGTGTAGAACCTGCACCTGTATTTGTGCTTACTCCAATAATGTCTACAGTAATAGAAGCACCAACACCTGCAGTTGTAGTATTGCCAAGTCCTAGTCTGTAAAGACCTTGTATTCCTAAATTAGAACCATTAGGATCAGGAGCAGATAATTGTGTTCCGCTAGTATATCCTGTTCCTGCATGATCAATACTAAAGATTAATGAACCACCTGCACCAACAGTTGCTGTAATTGTTGCTCCTGATCCAACAGGATTTGTAACACCAATAGATACGGTTCCTAAAAGTTGATTATAACCAGAACCAAATGTTAGATCATCCAAATACTTGAATGCATATGGTGACCCACCACCATTATATGTGTGAGGTATTGTACTAGGTCCTACAAAAGTATTGAATATTGTAGGTGATACTATATTCGTTATGTCTGTGGATTGGTCATAGTCTGGGAATATGTTAGTTGTAACACCAACATAGTTAAGAGTTTGAACCGCATTTGTTACTGCACTTACAAATGTATGTGCTGACTGTGGTAAAGACTGTACAGAACTTGTAGCAGCAGAAACAAATGTATGTGCAGATGTTCCAGTTCCACCTGTACCAACATTAAGATCAA